AGACGATTAAATATGCACCTGATTTCTTTGGAAGATTTTATTGATGAAGAAGTCTTAGGTAATATGATGCAACAAAAATGAGGTGTTTAAAATGTTCTCACTTGTAATTCTAAATTTTCTTGAAGTCTATTGTAGTAAGATAAGTCAATGGGCTTGGCACAAACGCTGGAACAAAAAACATAGAGGAAAAAATGAGTGATAAATGTCCTTGCGACTTACTCAAAGAGGATTGCACACACCCTGATTGTGGTAATGCAAAACTGCTTGATGTAAGGCTGTTTAAAGAATATTTACCGATAACAATGAGCATAGTGACACTTGGAGTTGTCATATGGCTGTTAAATTGACAGGGAAATGATTAAGATATGGTTCTTGCTGGTGTTGATAAGTGTCCAAGATGGCGACCCCCTCATTTACAAGGGGATAATGGGTTACGATTCAGAATCCAAGTGCTTGGAGAACGGAGCCATGGCTGAGGATTTTATGATGGAAGTTGAAATGCGTAGAGGACTGGGTGATGAAAGGACTGTGAGGATGGAGAGTTTCTGCATCCCCTTTGATATTTTCGACCAGAAGAAAAAAACTAAGGAGTTTGAAAGTTGACATGCGGAAACTAGATGGAAAAGATTGAAAAACAGACAAGAGAAAATAGAGAAGAGATCATCAAGATCTATGGGGAGCTTAAGCTTATTAACAACAAGCTTGATAATCATGTCTCGCATATCTCTAGTAAGGTTGACCTTATATTTAAGTTTCTAATCCTTAATATTCTTGGTATAAGTGTCTTTATAATAAAGTCACTGATAGGAATATAGATGCTACAGCTACTTGGAGCCATCGGCCCTATAGCAAAACTGATTGCAAAGACGGTTGACAAGGCTGTCCCTGATAAAGATTTAAAAGAAAAACTCAAGCATGAAATAAACACCCAGCTTCTCACTTCAGGAACGGATGAAATGAAGGCTGCCTCAAAAATTATTTTAGCAGAGGCTCAAAGTGGTTCGTGGCTGACGAGCTCATGGAGGCCAGCTCTTATGTGGATCTGCATAATCGTCATTTTCAATAATTTCATCTTGATGCCATTCATTAATATCATCTTTGGTACGAGTTTGATTCTTAGCATACCTGATCCTATGTGGAATCTTCTGACCATTGGTGTTGGAGGATATATTGCTGGAAGAAGTGGAGAGAAGATCGCTCAGAAGTGGAAAGATAAATAATGAATTTCCGTGAGGAGACAGATACTATTGTCATCCACTGCGCTGACACCCCTGACGACAAGGATGTTGACATGGCAGAGATTAGACGATGGCATGTTGAAGAACGTGGCTGGAGTGATATTGGATATCACTTTGTCATAAGAAGAAATGGTCTTGTCGAGGCAGGACGAGACGTTAAGCTGCAAGGTGCACATGCAAGACAGGTCAACAGGAAATCTGTTGGGATCTGCATGGTGGGGCGCAAGGACTTCGACCCACGGCAATTTGACTCTTTAAAAGATACTGTCATGTTATTATTAAAATTATACCCTGGCTGCAAGGTGATAGGTCACTGTGACGTAGAGCCTAAAAAACCTGACTGTCCTGGATTTGACGTGAACAAGTGGTTTACCGAAGCCATTCCTTCCACTGGTCGCCCATAACCTGGGCTGCAATCTGCTTCTTACCTTTTAAAGAATCTATAATCATCTTATCTACAGACTTCAACGTCACAATATCTACATAAGAGACCTTGTTGTCTTGCCCTATCCTGTGCGCACGATCCTCTGACTGGATGCGGTGCTCTAGGTTATAGCTGTTTGAATAGTAGATGACGGTGCTTGCAACCTGCAAGTTCAACCCATAGCCAGCTGTTGCTGGATTTCCTATAAAGAATCTCATGTCTGAATTCTTATCAGTAAATTTTTTTAATATGTCATTTCTATCTTTAGAGCTAGTGTCTCCATAGTATGTGGCGTAGGTGTCTCCATGCCTGTCTTTTATCGCCTCGGCAATTGCATGGATGTCAGCCCTGTAGCATGCCCATATGATGACCTTGTTGTCTGCCTCCTCTAGGAGGTCCATCAGCACGCTGATTCTTTTATTGTCAAGATACAGTGTCTTCCCGTCATTTGTAATAAGGTGGCCGCATGATATCTGGTGCAGTTTAACTAGTTGTGACAGCCTGTTAGGGACGGTTACAACATCTGATTTTACCTGCGCAAGGCACAGGTCTTGCATGGTCTTATAGTGGCGTTGCTGTTCTTTTGTCATCTCAATGTACCTGTACTGGTATGTCTTTGGAGGAAGGTCAAGGCACTCTTCCTTCTTGATCCTATAGCTAAAAAGCCTTATCATTGAATTTAACTCTTCTATCTGCCTGTATCCTACAATCTTCTTGAATGACCTGTTGCCAAGATTCATGTTGTTCATGATGGCATACCTGTTCCTAAATGAATAGTAGCTAGAGAATCCTAATAAGGTATCATCAAGAAACTGGCACTGGCTGTATAGGTCTAGAGGACTGCGTGTCACAGGCTCACCTGTCAAGATGCGCTTGTAATTTGCCATGTTGCCTAGCTTTATTAATGCCTTTGTCCTTAACGCCCTTGGATTTTTTATTGTTGTCGATTCATCAATGACAATCATGGAAGCAGAGCTCATCAACAGTTTCTCTGCCCACCTGCATGCCCTTCTTGTGCTGAAAGATTCTACATTCATGAGGACAATCTTAAGGTCTTCTGTCTCATTCATGACATATTCTAGTGCCTCTTTCTCCTTTGCCTTAGGGACAGAAGACCACACCCCAAGCCTATAGAGGACATGACTAGGAAGATGGCTGGGGATTTCATTAAGCTCCCAATTACGGTACGCGCCCTTCGGTGCGATGATCAGCAGGAGATTTATCTTTCCATTATCATAGAGGTAGGATGCGCTGTCAAGTATTACCTTAGACTTTCCTGTGCCCATCTCCATGAAAAGACCATAGACCTTCTTGTCTTTGCTTATCTCCCAAGCCTTTAGTTGATGTCCATAGGGGGCGGACTTAAAGGGGTATATATTACTATGACTCATGTCACTTTTCTCATTCTATGGGCCTCTATGGGGTTCTTTTTTCATGCGTTTATAACAAAAAAGCCATGTTTGTCTGAGGCTGAACAATATGAAGGTTTTCCTTAGCTCTTGTCACCGCAACATAAAATACCCTCAGCTCATCATCAGGTGTCGCGTGCATCTCCCTATATGTCCGCGGAGCGATGTCAGTAAGCAGCATTATATTGTCTGCCTCTCCTCCCTTCACACCGTGGATTGTACTGATCTTGATCCTAGGATTTTTCTTGATGTCTTCCCCTCTCCTTAGCAGCGCAATGTAGTACTCTCGATCCTTTGGATCTAATTTATTTAATGCGCCATGCCATATAACTGGTTTAAGATCAAAGTCATTTATGGTATAATACTTGTCGGGATCAATACCACGCGGACAGCGGGTCACCATATATCTATATATAACTTTAACGCCGCTACCGAGTATTGATTCTCCCTTGGACCATCGTGTCCAGTAGCGTATTGCCTGTAAAGCCTCAGAATTTAATGGCGACCTACTGCCGGCAGAGTATGGATATCCATTCTTTATGCAAATTATTTCTAATTGTTTCAGCATGTATCCATTCCTCGCTAGGAGGTACCATTCACCTTTGGAAATGTCGACGTCTTCTGGGTCCATGTACCAGCTAACTGTGCCCTGACTTTCTTTCGGCTTGAATTCTTTTTGTCTTCTATGTTTGATGCGAAGACTAAGCTTAGTTCCAAGCTCCCAGATTGTGCGTGGGACTCGATGTGATGTTTTAAGTACCTCATGATCTCCATCAAGTCCAATGAACTGGTCAACATCGGCTCCGGCCCATCTATAGATAGCTTGATCGTCATCTCCTGCGACATATATTACCTCCGTTTCTTTGCCTATCTTGCTTATGATATCCCACTGCAGTTTAGAGAGGTCTTGCGCCTCATCTACAAATAAGATGCGTATCTTAGGAAATGTGTCTATATTAAGACACTTTTGCAGCATGTCAGTATAGTCAACGACCTGCCTTTTCTTTTTATAAGAGGCGAGTGCCCTTTGTAATCGCTCTAGCTCAAACCAATTAATATCCTCATCATTGCTTTCGTCATAGACCTGACGTAATGGTATTCTTTTTATCCTAGAAAGATTCTCTAAGAAGAACAGCCTGTCTCCTATTGTCATACCGAAAGAGGCGCCTTCACTTATGCTAGCGGACCCCGTCACGTCTACACCTATCATTGCACCAAGCTCCTTATAGTGAGAACGCTTCATGACATCATCTCTCCTTAATCCTAATTGCTGAAAACATAGGCTATGGATCGTCCTGAAATAAGGAAGCTGCTGGCTTGTATAGTCAAATTTAATACACGCCCTTTCTACCGCCTCATTTGCTGCCTTCTTAGTGAAGGCAAGGTAACCAATATGATCTGGAAGCACACCATCATTAAGATGGTTTTCCACCAGATTTAATAACTTTGTGGTCTTACCGGTTCCTGGAGGGCCGAGGACCACGTGTAGGTTTGAATGTTCCATATTCTATCTTTGTTATAAGTTTAGTTGGTATCACTGTTGTGCATCCATAGTCGTCTATGGATCCGTCATCTCCTATGTTATAACTAGAAAATACCCTAGTTATACCTTTTTTCTGATTAAATAAATATCCCGTTTCAACACACAGGGTAGGATTAAATGTTTCAAGATCTTTCTTAGTCTGCCATTCAGCACGACTTGTTGGATCTGTCCAATATATCCTTACCCAAGGGTAAGGCATGTTAAAAGACTGATTCTTTTTCTTTGCCATCTAATTCCTTTGGTAGATCATGACCTTCTTCTTGCTGTGCAAATGCAGGCAAGGACCATGCATTGACTCCTTTTCCCTTGACATTAAAGAAGTGATGTTCAGCCTTATGTTGTTTTAATATTGAAGTTACCTGTTGTACCTTAAACTCTCTGAAATGCTGCCGATCAAAAAATGACATGATGTCTGATATCCTAAAGAAGTGCCTGCCATCTTCGGTCCACGGTTTTCCTAACAATATCTCTCCCTTGTCTAGTGCCTGCGACCTGTTAGTGCAAAATCTTTCAATGAGCTCCATCATCTGTCCAACAGGACTAGCATCAGTAGGAGCCTCTATCATAGTTAAGTTTTCAAACAGGTGATTTATAAGTTGGTTCCAAGAGTTCTCATTCATCTTGGCTGGCATCATGTTTAATTTCTCCATGCACTTACGCTGAAATCTTCTTTGGTTTTGTAGGTCATCTGTTTCTAATTCTATTCTACCACATCCTTCAACATCAAGAAACCATATAGGTGGCTGCGTATTATACTTTGTCAAGGAATGAATGTTCGGCATTTTTCCATCATTGCCAATGCCATGCTTCCTTAGCTTGCAGACAGCTGCATTACAATGAGGGGCGATAGGAGGCCTGCTGCATGTATATTGATATGATTTTTTATTTGCTGATTTTATGACATTTAATACCTCTGTACTAGTTAAAGGTGGGTCCATAAACTTTATATTATATTGTTCAACTACATTTCTCCATGTATCTGGAAATGCCTTCCTTGCATATACTGCCAGGTTGAATAATCCATTGTTTCTAGTTCCTTCTGGAAATCCTTGCTTTGTTAATAATTGAAGGCACGGTGGACCTTCTTCTAATTCTGTATTTACCTGCACGTGGCATTTTTTTAGTTCTTCTAGATTAACCTTGAGGTCTTCTGCATATGTTAAGAATTCCTCTGGACTTAATGCATTCCCATCTTTTCCTATTGCGTATCTTAGGCTTTCTCTGCTATTGAAGTAGGGCATGTTAATCCACTGACCAATATCACCGCGGTCAGCCAGTATCTTTGTCTGCTTAGGAAATATCTCTGCATCTCCAAATCCAAGGCCAGCAGCAAGCTCTTTGAGCTTTAGCTGCATTGCCTCTGCATTAATCCATTCCTTGCAGAAGAGATAAAGATGTACCCCTCCACTCTTAGACCTGCATGGGACAAAAGGAATATGTTGTTCTACTAATTTTTTAGAAAGATCTTTTAGATCTAATCCTTTATAGTCATCAACGTCAATGACGCCAAATTTAACTTTTGACTGGTCGTTAATAGGTATAATGCCTAGTCCTTTGCTTCCATCTAGATGTTTTTTCCAATGGTCTAGTGTAACCTTCTCTCTAACGGTTACTGCATTTCCTGTAAGTTTTCCATCGGCACGTGCGTCTTTTATATCGTACGTGCCGTGGGCTCTTTCAAGACCAGCAAAGAGAGACATGAATTTGTCTTCCATGCTGCTCCTTAAAAGTCTTTATTTTCTTTTGCTTCTTCTCTAGCAGGTGGCGTTACTTGAACTTCACCACTTCTAACTGTACCTGCAAAGGTCTTAGCAACCTGATACACATGTGTATCTTTTATTGGACCAGCTATTTCAATGTTCCAACCGTGCCAGGATCCCTTGTCATTCTTTTCAGCAACTGAACTTAACTTATATATGTGACTGAAAGAGGCAGGAGTGACCATCTCGCCATTCCCACTAGGTACCTTTAAACCGAATTGCAAACTATTCCATCTTCTAGATTTCTTCAGCTGAGTGCTTGTCATACTAATGACAGACGTCTCTAGCCTATCTCCTGCAAGGATAAAGTGATATGAAGTTTCAACAAGGATATTTCCATTGTCTAATTCAATCTCTCCTCTATCATTTCTAGGTCTATTGGCAAGTTCACTGTTAGTCTCATGAACACCTACATACCCTCCACCTTTGTCTCGAGGAACCCATTCAACTAGGCATCGCTTATAACCACATGGTATGACTTTTAAGCTGTCAAAAATTTCATTTGTGACAGTATTAAAGATCATCCCTGGTTTTGCGACCTCGATGTCCTCAACTTGAGGACTGGTTTTTTGCAGCAGAACATAGAAGGGGATAGCTAAATCTCGAGCATTCATTTTCTCAAGACCAATTCCGGCATCAGCAGCAAAGTCTATTTTAGATAATTCTGTAGACTTAGTTTTCTGTATGTTTGCCATAAGAGCTACTCTCCTTTCTTAATTGTTGCAACACGCCCTATGTGTACACCCAACAAGTCTTCAGCCAAGGGCTTACCAGCTTCAGACTGTTCACGTATGAAAGCGTAGAGAGACTGTGGGTGTACCGCCTCCCTGTCCGTGAAACTTTGTCCTTTGGTATTGAGGAACTCTTTTGTATTTGCAGCTTCTGCATCTTCCCCCTTGCCAAAGGTTATTTTTATCTCGTTCTTTATAAGGTCTCCATGGTTATTGTCTCTTAGCCACTGGAATGCTTTTGCCTTATTAATCTCTGTAATATACCCACGGTAAAGAAGTTTCACACTTACCTTACTGCCGTCATTCGTTGTAATTTCAGTCATTCCAAACTCTTCTAATGCATTTGGAATATCTTCCTCTACATTTTTCTTCAAGGCATCTTTAACAAATTTTAAAGATTTTTCGCAGTGCTCAACATGATCCATTAATTCTGAATTTTCATGAATAAGCCTTTGTACCTTTCCAAGTTGCTCATCTGTAAACTTAAAAGATTTTTTAGGATCCTCTAGGATTACATCAGTAACAATCTTTTTTGCTTTACTATTCTTCATCTGACCTCCTGTGTATATCAGTCTCTAATGGAATGTACTGGTTCTCTTGTCTATCCCACTTAAGATAATTAACTCGACCTGAATTTAATTCAGCGGCAATTGATCCTGCTAAAGCTATAGCAATAGGGTCTCCCATCAATAAGATGTAGTCCTTGTTTGTATATGAATTTAGCGCTTTCCATAGTCTTTTCACAGTTGGAACTGCAGAAAGAACTATATTGCCAGGAGGCAACATGAGCCTTAAACTACCAAACTTCTTAGCTGGTAATAAATTTTTATTATAAACTTCCTGTACTACAAATACAGTCATGCTCTCTCCTTTCTATAGACTATAAATTTCTTTTATAATCTCGTCCCACCTCCAAGGCTGGCCCCAAATAGAGGCGCTTGAAAGATTTTTAATTTCAATCTGTACTTTATCATTTTTTTGTTCAGTTTTACACGAATTAATAATGACTTTTGGATTTATTACGTAAATTAACTCTTTCTTTCTCATTAATACTTTCATGTTTTCCTTGTGCTTTATCACCTCTGCCATAAAAGCAATCTGAGAAGATTGAAAGTAAACATAGTTGCCGCTTGCTATCTTTAGCTCTAGCCATGTATATTTTCCTTGATAGCAGCAATGAACATCAGGTACACCTTTAGTTACGAGGTTTTCTATCCTTACCATATGGCCCGGTATTTTTTGACGAAGTAGAGACCATAGTTCTGTTTCCTTCATCTAGACCTACGAATACATTATGCCATACCATGGAAGCAACAGCACCGAGTTTTTTGTCCTTAATAGAACTTTTAAAATTAGGGTAGTCAATATCTTGTACGATGCTATGCATGTGGTCTGCAAAATATTTTTTAGTGATAAAAATCCTGTATTGGTAGTCTCTGTTAGGAGTATAATTGATTTTAAACTCGTTAAAATATGTTTCAAGGTGCTCCTTCCTTCTTGCGCGTACAACAAGAGTATCCTTTCGTTTACTATGTTCTACTATACTTAAAAATCCATGATTAGTAAACACCCACATTATTTTACACCTCCCCAATTATTCTTTTTTACAGATCCCCAAGATTTTCCTGTCTCAACTGTAACCTCTAATGGAACCTCTAGCTTTACACTATTCTCCATTAGTTCTTTTACCTTTTTTAACTGCGTGTTATTGTTAAAGCTAAAATCTAACTCGTCATGCACTTGCATGTGGCACGCGATTCCTGTCTCATTATATATGTCAAGCATGGCTTGCTTTGTAATGTCAGCGCTTGATCCTTGTATTAGTGCATTCAATGCCTTGTGCGTATGTGCCCTTCTTAAAGGTCTTCCTTTCCAAATACGTTCTGCCTCTTCTTTTCTTAGTGGCATTTCCTTGTTGGGATATTTATTTTTAAAGTCGGCAGGTTCCCAAAAATCAAAGTGCCTTCTTCTTCCTAATAATGTTTTAATTGTCCCCTTGTGTGTTGCAGACTTTGTGCACTCATGCATGAGCCCTCTTAAGAAAGGAACCTTTTGATGGTAATGCTCAAGCAACTCTGTTGCCTGCTCATATGTCATGTTGAGCATTGTTGAAAGCTTGTATGGTCCCATGCCATACATGATTCCTAGGTTTATAGACTTTGCAACCTTCCTTTCAATGCCTGCCATCTCTGCAACCATTTGATGGAAATCAGTAGAAGCATCACTCCTATATAAATCAGCGGCCTTCTCAGCCCCTGGAATTTCACGTAATGCAGCATAGTGAACAAGAACTCTTGGCTCTTGTTGGTTATAATCCATACGAGACCAGAGATGGCCATCATCAGGAATAAACAGGTTCCTGACAAGAGGACCCCAATTTTCGTCCCTCGCAGGTATCTGCTGAAGGTTTGGGTTTGACGACGAAAATCTCCCTGTACGTGTCCCGTCTGAGTCCTTACGTAGCTGATGAAATTGCGCATGTATTCTCCCTTTATGATTCATCTTGAGACAGACCTTCTCAATGAAGTCACGTCTCATCTTGTTTACTTTCCTAAACTCAGCAACCTCTTTTAAGAACTCATTGTCGCTTTTGTTCATAAAGCTAGCAGTGAATGAAGGATTGCCTGCCTCTGTCTCAGGAAACCATATGCCACGCTCCTTGCATGCCTCTGCCAACTGCTGGTTGCTCCAAGGTTCAACTGGGAATCCAGCCATCTTTCTCAGGCTAGACAATATCACTTTTTCAGTTTTTATATACCGATTATTAAGCTGTTCTGCCTTGCCAATATCTATCTTTACCCCCTTGAATCTCATGTCTAAAAGCATTGGAATGAGGTTTGATTCAAGCTTAAATATGTCCATAAGTCCTTGATCTTCAAGGATTTTTTGCTGTTGCTTCCAGATGGTCATTGTGTTAATGACGTCTCCTTCTGCGTAAGGTCCTACATAATGTGCGGGCAGTTTGTAAAGCTCTTTCTTAGGGTCTACATTGTATGCAATTGCGGCTTCCCTTAGAAGCTCTTCCTCTTTTCCCTTGCCTATGTATTTCTTACTGAGGACCTCTAGTGAGTATCCTTCTGCGCTTTCCTCATTGATGAGAGGCTCTGCGACCTGTATGTCGAAAATCCTCCCAGAAACTTCAATCCCTTCGGCACGGAGCCACTCGAGATCATAGAGGATATTCGCGCCAACCTTCGGTACATGCGCTGTATGTTGACCGAGCTGCTTTTTCGCCCATCTCCACACAACGTCACGGTCAAGGTTGCCTCCGCCGGCATGCCCAACTGGGTAGTACCGCGCCACTTCAGTGTCTGCTGAAATTGCAATCCCAATAATTTTTCCATCATTTCTTACTCCTCCTGGTCCATGCGTTAAAAGATTAGGGTCATATGTCTCTAGATCAATCGCTAAGATACTTGCCGAGGACAAGTCTGGTAAAGTCGCTGGGGGTGTCCAACGAGAATTTGGTGCCCAAAGCGGCATCTGCTGATTTAACCCAATTTCTTCCTGCATTTTTCCATATCCTTTCTGCGTCCGTATTAATATACTCTCTGTCAAATATAATTGTCCTGCAACTTGTATTCAACAAAAGCTTTGCACAAGTTACACACGGACTGAGTGTAATAAATGCTGTCTTGATTTTCTGCACGTCCCTGCATTGAAGGATAGCGTTCTGCTCAGCATGAATTGCCTCGCACTTGTCAAGACCTTCTCCAGTCTTATAGTTAGACCCGGCGCACGGTTCAGAGATGCAGTGGATCTGTCCACTTCCAACCCCATTGTATCCTGTTGCAATAACATAGTCATTGCTATCAACAAGCACACAACCGACAGCCCTACGCTTGCATGTAGACCTAGTTGATACTAGGGTCGCCATGTTAAGAAAATATTCTAATTTAGTGGGTCTCACTGATTGGTTTGCTTATCGGGAACATATGTATCTATCACTCCATTCTTTTTAGCCAGTATATGCAACCACTGCAATAACTGGTTAGGGTTTTCAAACTGGTGCACATTAAAGTGCAACGGTGTCCATTTTGTTGCATCACTTACAACCTCAAGTGCTGCGTCCATGTCTGACTCATACAGATGCTGGCTTGCAGCAGTAAGATATAAATTTCCTAGGTCTAAGACCCTTTTTGTCTTCATCTTATAAAGAAGAGCGACATAGACGGCAAGTGCTGTAAAATTAAACACATCATACGGCCATCCTAGCCAGATGTCACTGCTTCGCATTGTGTCAAAAATGTGAAGCTTATCATTTCTTACCATGAATTGAACTGAGATTGTGCAAGGAATATCAACTGATGGCCTTGGATTAGGCCTCCATATCGTCATGACAGCCTGCCTTGTATGAATATCTCGCATTAATTCATTTACAACGTATGTTAATTGGTCTACAATCCTTGGTCCATATGCTCCATTAAAGAAATATCCGTCATCAGAGAATTGAGATATCTGCTTAGAGTATTCACCTATAAAATCAACATCATTTCTTCCAGTTAATATCCAATATGCCTCTGCAGCCATGAACTTGTAGCCTAGACGTCTTTTTTCATAGGTCACAACTGGCTCTTTCATGTTGACAATTGTAGAATGATTAAGTATCTCGAGTGTCTTTTTCCCCTTGGGGTCAACCTCGTGAGACTTAGACTTTCTCATCAATAGGCATAGTGTCGTAAACCACTCATCATTGGCGGTCCTTCCATGTAGGTCTGTTACGTCCATCAAATCACCTCCCTTAGTGCTGAGGTTAAGTCTTCATTAAATCTTCTAAACCACTGGGGATGATATATTAACTCACCTTTTATCCCAAAGGTCTCTGCCACCTTAGCGGCTGATTTACCTAATAGTATCACCTTTATCTTCGGATTAAAACTGATAATTTCAGCTAAATCATGGTTAGGGTTGCCTTTTTCGTCATAGGCATTTGCCCAGATACCTTCCATCTCATTAAACCAGAGCTCATCTAGTGCCTTTGTAATGTGCAGGCTGCTGTTTCCATACTCTATGAACGGCCAGTACATGTGCTTCTTTGGCCTGACCTGATCTCCTACAAACAGATATTTTGCCGTAGGAAGATAGCCTACAAAGTTATGGTAGTCAGGATTAAGCGCCTTATAGTACTGTCGCTCCCTCCACCTTGTAGCATGTTTTAACACATTTTCGACATATTCCTTAAGATGGCTTCCCCAACGGTTAATTGTATACATACGTACATATGGCAATGTCCCTACTCCGCCACTCTTGATCATCTTATGAGCGAAATTTCCCTCATCTTTTGCCGTTCTGTTGCCGAAGTATAGATCCTTATACATCTGGCATACCTTATCAATATTGTCTGCATACTCTTCTCGCTGCGTCTTTAGCTTCTCAAACCTCTTTATTGTATCTTCATCAGGAAGGCAATAGACATAATGTCCGCCATATTTCAGCATTACACGATCATGCATCCTTCCCTGCAATGGCCACGGTGAACCGTTCCGATAGACAGTTGCGTAGCATGCCTCACTTGGCCACCACCTGTCAATCAAGACATTGTATCCGTTATATGCCCAGCGTGATGCAAGCTTCATTGCTGCAGTATGATAGTCAAAGATCTTGTCCTTCCACCTATAGCTAAGATGGAGGTACTTGACAGGGTCCTTGCTGTGCTCATTGAATGCCTTGGCAAGTGTTGTCTTGCCCACGGCATCTGGTCCCTCTAGTACTATGATGTTGCCCATCTATTTTCCATTCGTACACTCCTTTTTTCCAATGCTCTTTGTAATCTCTACAAGCTTTCTCTTCCACATTGCCTTATATGCAGGATCTTTCTTATGGTTGATCTTCCTGATCATCTTCTTAAGCCTTCTAACCCTTGTCCAAAACAATTCCTCATTAGGTGTCATTCTGCAAGGTCTTTAAGGTCTGGCGCCTTCCACCCTGGTGGCTTGACAATATCCCAGTCTGACCTCTCCGTCTTTTGTCTTATTTTTGACATGTTTGCCTTTTGGACACGTTTCCATGCCTCCTCTAGGTCAAAACCATGAAGGTATGCTGTCCCAATTGCGACATAAACAAGATCAATGCAGGCGTCAAGGATTGACTCTCTATTATTATCCTCAAGTCCTACAATAAGTTCCGCAAGCTCCTCTCTGAGGTGCCTGATCCTCGCAACCTGGATCTCCTTTGGAAGGTCGCGCACCGGTCCAGCATACCCTAGTCCATTCTTAATGTGAAAGCTTGCAACATCACTGAAGCAAGACACCACGTCTAACACAGGCTCTCTAACTTTAAATGTCATCTTATAGCACCTTTGTCATTGGTTCTTCATTCATGTCTTCTTCTTGTACTTTAATGTGACGCAATTCTCTCCAGCTCTCGCTTGAGCCCCAGCGTCCTTCCTGGTGAATAATAGGCGTAAAGCGTCTTTCTTTTAGATGTAGCTTGCCTACATACTGCGTTTCCCATAAGACGTTTCTTGCATTAGCAGGAAAGCAAGGTGCAAATATTGTCGCCAAGACATTGGTGTCATAATAATCACGGAGTTTTTCAAATATGTCAAGGTAATTGTTTACCTCTAGCTCATGCTTGTAGTCTTTTATTGAGGCAAACGTGCCCCAGTGCTTCAATATCTTGTAGCCACAGTCCTCTAGCAATGCCCCAAATGCGTGATATGTCATCTCGTTGACATGATTCTTTGCCGCACCGACCTTCTCGTCGTAGCATGGTGTTGAAAACCAAGAGATTGCACTGTCAGTTGTGAGGTGTGGAATTTGCCTAAGTATCTTTATCGCCTTCCACGGCTCCACATGCTCTAGTACCTCTAGGCATGCTGTGTAGTTGAACTGCGTGTATTCTGGGTCGTTGTAATCATCTAGGTAGCACTTTGAAAAATCTAACGGCGCCCACAGTCGCGGTTGAAATTTAGTATGCAGGAACATCTCAGGAACGTCCATCTTGTTGAAGTCTACCCCTAGGTAGAACTCAGGAGACATCCTGCTTGTCATTAACGTCTTTGCCAAGGGCATGTCCTTCCCACATCCCACGTCTAGTATGCGTGCCTTCTTATAGCGGTTCTTCTCATTCAGATACTTGCAGATATGAGACCACCTAAAGCAGTGCGCAATGTAGTCACGGTGCAGAAAGCCACGAACCTCAGCCTGATCAATGCTCAAGTGAGTCTTGTCAGTCGTCTGTCCTCTGGCATTTGCCATAAGCTCTCCTTTCTAAATTTTAAAGGTCTTACGAACCTCGATTAAGCTATATCTCGCCAATAAGCCTTGATAGTATGCAAGGATGCGGTTTGCGCCTCCCCTTTGCTTCGTCTTAACGCGAGATTGCATCTCACCTAGAAGCTCAGGTCGGGACAAGGTCCCCTTCTCTTTAATAATATCAAGGATGTTTTTTGCCTGATTTGGCAGCTTAGGATATGGCGGAGCCTTTATGCTTGTATCGATGTATGTCCAATTCTCCTTTTTCATCGTTTTTCCTCTCTTATAGTTATAGGAGAGATGAGCCGAAGTTGCCCCCGTTTATACATCTCTCCCATGCCCCCGTCAAATTCGGTAGCTCTACGTAAAGCTAGTACATTTATGCTACCTGCCTGACATTAGGGTTGTCGACAGTCAGTCCTGCATGGGATTTAACCCACACTTGCTGACATAAAAAATAGTATATTGTTTGAAAAAATAGTAAACGGAATAAAATATTATTCCGCTATCTCTTTTCTGTATAACCTGTTGCCTCTGGGTGAGACCAGTAATCTTTTCTTGTAAAGCTGAATAAGGTGTGGTGATCCCTGCAGTAGAACTTTCCAGGGGGATCCTCTACAACTGCAGGCCTGTCGCATGCCTTGCATTGAGCGGCATGCCCGGGATCAAAGGAGTTTGAGCTCTGGGAATCGGGCATGCCTTCTGGTTTATTAATATCCATTTTTATTCCCTCGCCCAACTGTTAAACTATAACGTCCTTTACAATATGGTTGCCAATTTTTACCATAAGGTCCTTCGCCTCTACAGACGTTATCTTTCCCTCGTCATACTGCGTATATACATCGTTTACGTCATGATGTATATCGTCGATATGGTAAGGTTCCGCGCACTCATACCTGTCAACGAAGCCTGCCATTGACACACCCCGAAACTGGTTATCCTCGCGGCAGATGAGGACGCCAGACTGATCTTCAGCTATCGCCCTCACCTTCCAGCGCGATTTATAACAATCGCGCCAGATTTGCCCCACCTTTAAGGTGGAGCTATATTCATGGCTGTGTTTTGCCGTCACTTACGCAGCCTTCGCAAATTCAACTGCACTTGACAAAGCGCGCCTTTTCGTAGCGGCACGTTGGCCAAGCCATGCTGACGTCAGGCTTGCATCGCGGTCTCTTCCTGCCTCATGATCAAGGTAGTAAGTGACGCCATTTAAAGCCTGCCACCATGTCCCCTCCGACATGTTTGACCCCGGTTGGGAGTAATGCAGTTCACTTAAAAGCTTAAGTGTCCTGCCAAACATCTCAGGAGTGAGCGTTGCCTCGTTTTTCAACGAAGGCTGGAATAAGAGCATCCAAAACTTAAACAAATCTTCTTCCTTGTACCTTGTACCTGAAAGAAGGGTCGCCTGTTCCTTGAACTCCTCCATCCTTACGTCTGCAAGTCCGAGCGCCTCCGCGGCCTTTTCTTGCACGCCAAAGTCAAACTCCCGGATATGCGGGGCAGAAAACTGCTCACTCGCACTTCCAAGCGCCATCATCAACGTGTTCCAGCACACGACCCTTATCCCCGACCACATGATCTTGAGAGATTTTCCCCAGATATGCGGTGAGACCAGCAACAGATAAGAATCAACCTTATCCTTGCCAGGAAGCTCAAAGCTCGCTGTCGTCTTAGCGAGACCCCAGATAATACGGCCCCCGTCGAGGGAACCCGCAGTCTCCATTGTCATATTCCCAGACTTAACAAATGTCTGGAAAAAGCTCAAAGCCTCTTCATTTTGTGTAGGAACATAGCTCCTGCCACAAGGGCTTAGCTCTTGCCCATCTGATCCCCTAACAAGAACAAACCAGTCAGTTGACAGTTTGTCCGTTATAGGATTATAAAATGGCTTCTTCTCAACTGTCCAGTCGAGACCAGCGTTGCGTGCCATTTGGATTGGCGTTAGATCGTCACCGACCTTTTCGCCGAGTCCGTGCCACGGCACCTTTCCCGCATAAGCCATACTTTCAACGTTTGCAACCATAGTTCTCCTTTCTCTGGCTAACCAAAGAGAAGACTGGCTTGAACTAGTAACCATACTATAAACCAGGCTCCTAGTGGTACTGCCAGCATTAAGAAGAAGATAATCAGATCATCACGATCCATATAAACCTCCTCCGGTTGACGGAAACCCCGTTTACGTTAATTAACCCTATGGGTGTCAACGAGGTTTCTATTCTCTTGTATTACAATTATTGTCTGAAAGACACTGATAATAATAGAACTAATACAGAATAATATTTAACGATTGCAATTACTTAACGGTTAGTAATTTATCTGTTATTGGTTGTATTGGTACTTTTTAGTTATTTTTTTTATTTTTTTTTATTTTTTTCTCTATATATATAGATAATTAAAAAAGGGCGCCCGAAGACGCCCCTTTGTTTAGTCTAGTGTTTTATTTTTTACGCCGCAGCTTTTTGTTCAGTATCCCCGGAAATAGCTGTCTCTACGATTTTAAGTTTATCGCCTATCGGCTTATCTTTCGCCTCCATCAGCTTATCAATCAAATCCGAAGCCTTTGGAACATCGATTTCATTCAAGCCGATTAAATATGCGATCATACCTTTTTGTTTAAAAGTTGGCATTCGATCACCTCCTTTGTTCGATTATTATCAATATATATATATAAGATTGATTTTATTGTATTCTAAATAATTATTTTTTCTGGAGATATAGCTAAAAATAAAAAAGCTCCCCGAAGGGAGCTTTGTAGTTTTTTATTTACGCAAGTTTCATAAAGTCGTTTTCGATGTATTTTGCTCGATAGTATTGGAAGATCCTGTAAGGTCTTTGGCGGGTTTCAAGATCGCCAGCTTCCGCGATTGCTTTAATATGCGCAACCATTTCGCTAACTGAGTAATCACGATTTTCTAAAGTTTCTAAAATCGCAACAGCTTGCGGCGGGAGTTTCACTGATTTCCAATCCTCGGGCAAATTAACAACGATTTTTGTTAATTTCGCCATAATAAACTCCTTTGTTAGTTTTATTATGTTTTAGCTTAAATATAGTTTTTATCTGTTTGTACACAAAATAATTTATTTATCCGTTAAGTACTTGATAACGAACAAATTTAATTTTAATATTTAAAGCTTTTTAATTTTATTTTAAATCTTATTAACAAACGCATCATTGAATAACATTCGAGTTTATTCAATTTACGCCTTCCCTCTCCCTCTCCTCATTCATCGTGCGTCGATTTGCCTTGATAAATAAAAACGTTTTTTGCCTTTTGGCGCGGATCCCAGGCGCGGGTGCCCGGGGCGACGGGCGCGCGGACCCGATAAGTGAAATGCCAAGCTACTCGTTCTATAGGGGGCGGATTTTGCTAACGGACAAAATGAAATGATAAACGGATAAATGTTATTAATACAATATATATAGGAAAAAATAAAAAAATATTTTTAAAACGTTGGTAAATGCTAATAAATACAATATGTCAATATATTATTTACTATATATAGTAAGAGGAATGTGAAGAAAAAAGGATAATAACAACGTACTGTCTAGAATTTTATGTGTTTCCAGGTGTACAAAATGATAAGAACAAGATAGATTATCATGATGCACAGGAGGTTAAAAAAATCTTATGGATAAAATAAAAGAAATATGGGGCAGCATGAAAACAACGCTAAAGATCTTCATAGTGATAGTAGCTTGTATTCTTGTATATGCCCTTGTCAACAATATATTTAATTAGGAGGGGAAATGGCAACATTACCGCACAGCACACATGAGGACCAATCAACAGTTGTTGACAACTACTCAGGTGTGATCTCTACCACATTGTCGGTAGAGAATAAAGGTGGCGCGGTTGCGATCGCTAATAATGATGAGTGGATACAAAATCTTGTAATGCCTTATTATTTGAAAAATAGCCTAGCAACAGCACAACTGTAGCAACATATGACGCACGGTGGAAAAAGGACTGGGGCCGGAAGGCCTGTTGGAGCTATAGGAACAAAGTCCAAGGAGATAGCTGAAAAGCTAGAGAAACTGGATTGCGACCCTATTGAGGCGCTTGCGATGATTGCGCAAGATCAAACCAATACGCCTGAGCTAAGGTTCCAGGCTAACAAGGAGTTGGCGCAATACGTCGCACCGAAGCGAAAGGCAATAGAGATGGATGCAGCATTAGATGGCGGCATCAATGTCACTGTCCAGCAATTCCATGAGTTGAAGGACCTTCCTATTGGCGGGACTGACCCTGAGTAATGGATATTACAATTCCACATGACTGGAAACCTCGAGACTATCAACACCATCTTTGGAACTATCTTCAAAAAGGAGGAAAGAGGGCTGTAGCTGTATGGCATCGCCGTGCAGGAAAAGATCTTCTTTCTATCAACTGGTGTGTCACATCAGCAATCCAGCGAAAAGGATTGTACTGGCACCTTCTTCCAACATATAATCAGGGACGTAAGATTGTCTGGGATGGGATGACCAAGGAAGGTCGCGCTTTTCTAGAGCACTTTCCTAAGGAGCTTTGGAATAGGGTGAATAACACAGACATGCGTTTGGAACTAAAGAATGGAAGCATCTATCAGGTTGTTGGAACAGATAACGTTGACCGCCTTGTGGGATCAAACCCAGTCGGGGTGGTGTTCTCAGAGTACAGTCTTCAGGATCCACGGGCCTGGAATCTCGTTCGTCCCATCTTGGCTGAGAATGGAGGATGGGCAGTTTTTATTTATACCGCAAGAGGTAGAAATCACGGATATGACCTATTTAACATGGCTAGAAAAAATGAGCGATGGTTTTCACAACGACTGACAGTTGATGACACAAGGGCAGTGCCTGCAGAGGCAATTGAAGATGAGAAAGAAGCAGGGATGCCTGATGAATTAATACAGCAAGAATTTTATTGTAGCTTTGACGCTCCATTGGTAGGGTCATACTACGGAAGCCTTATGGAAAAGGCATTAGCAGAGGAGAGAATTACAAAGGTGCCGTACGAGCCGCGCCTAGAGGTTCACACGTCGTGGGACCTTGGCATTGGCGACAGCACGGCAATCATATTTTTCCAGCAGCATGGGACAGAGTTCAGGATCATTGATTACTACGAAAACCAGGGGGAGGGCATCCCTCACTATGTCAAGGTCTTGCATAAGAAGGACTATGCCTATGGAAACCACATCGCACCGCATGACATCAAGGTACGTGAGATGAGTACAGGAAAATCACGATATGAGGTCTCGAGAGAGCTCGGGATACGATTCACGGTCTGTCCGCACATAGGGATAGATGACGGGATAGAGGCTGCAAGAACTATAATTCCTAGGTGTTATTTTGATGAGAAGCAGTGTAATATCCTGGTTGAGGCTTTGCGGCAATACCGTAAGGATTATGACGAGAAGAAGAAGGTCTATCGCGACCGTCCTTTACATGACTGGACATCGCATGCGGCTGACGCTTTTCGCTATCTCGCACTGGGCACGCGAGATTATTTAAACACACGTCGGCAGCCACGTCCTAGTGTTGCTGACAGTAACTATGATGTATTAGGAGGAAAAATATGGGCGGCGCAGTAAAGGTAGTTAAAAAGATATTTAGCGCTCCATCTCCTGCTCCACCACCGCCACCACCACCACCACCGGCTCCTACTCCAAGTTCAGTTGCCTCAACATCTTCAGCAATAAAGACGGCTTCTAAGAAGTCATTTCTTGGAGGGGTTAAAAGAGGCGCATCAGGAAGAAAGTCAACAATGGTAACAGGCGGCGCAGGGGTAGAAGATGAAGCTGAAATATTGATTAAGACACTATTAGGAGCATAAATGGCGACAGACAACCGCGAGCTAGTTGCTAACATAATTAGCAAGCAAGAGACACTCTCTAGCTATCGAGCAACATGGGAGCAATTGTGGCAAGATTGTGCAGAGTACGTTAATCCAAACCGGGGAGATTTTTCTCATAACCGGGCAAAGGGCGACAGTGGACGCTACGAAAAGATATATGATTCAACAGCGCCTCTCGCAAATGAGCAGCTGGCGTCAGGATTGCATGGCTTTTTAACAAGCCCATCACAACGCTGGTTTGCATTAAAGACATTTGATGAGGAGCTTAATAAAGAGCCTTCAGTGAAAGAGTGGCTGCATAGGGTTACTGACATCATCTATGACAGGGTCTTTAACACACCTGCAAGCAACTTTAACTCTCAGGCACACGAGCTCTATCTTGACCTTGGTGCATTTGGCACCGGTGTGATGATGGTGCAAGACACGCCTGGATCTCCTATCTCATTCAGGACATTTCACCTGGCAGAGTGCTATATCATGGAGAATGACAAGGGGTTTGTAGACACAGTCTACAGGAAATATAAAAGAACATGCCATCAGCTGATGGAGCGGTTCCCGAAAACCGTCCCTGAACGCGTTAAGAAGATGGTAGAAAAAGAGCCTTACAGAGAATACACAGTTATTCATGCTGTAGAGCCAAGCGAATTTTACGGCGACAAGTCAGCTAATGTAGCGCAAAAGGCATACAAGTCTTGCTACATCTTAGAAGATGACAAATATTTATTAGAAGAATCCGGCTTTGATGAGCTGCCTTACATGGTGCCACGATGGCAGAAGGTTGCAGGAGAGATATATGGAAGGTCTCCTTCCATGACCTCGCTTCCTGACATTAAGATGGTTAACCAGATGATGAAGACAATCATCAAAGCTGCGCAAAAGGTTACAGATCCTCCTTTGCTTGTTCCTGACGATGGATTTATCCTTCCTGTAAGGACAGTTCCTGGAGGATTGAACTTTTATCGTGCAGGCACGCAAGATAAGATAGAGCCTCTGTTGACAGGGGCAAGGGTTGAGATTGGTGCAGACCTTGTGCAAAATAGAAGAGAGCACATTGTTGCTGCATTCCATGTTGACTGGATGAAGATGCCAGAGCAAGGACCACAGATGACAGCAACTGAGGTTGTTGCACGGCAAGAAGAAAAGATGAGATTGATGGGACCAATGGTTGGGAGGCTTCAGGTAGAGTTTCTCGGACCACTGATCAACCGTGTCTTTAACCTATTAATGAAACGTAATAAGATTCCTCCCGCGCCCGGAGCAATACAAGGACAAGATCTTAAGATAGATTATGTCTCGCCTATTGCAAAGGCGCAAAAGACGACTCAATTATTTACTGTTACAAGGTTGATTGAGTCAATGGCGCCCCTCTTGCAGATGAAACCAGAGTTGCTTGACAACTTAAATGCTGATGAGACATTCAGATATTTTCATCATCTGCTAGATGCACCTCCTGCTATCTTGCACGATGAAGGGGCTGTTGAACAGCAAAGAGAGGAAAGGGCAAAACAGATGCAGGCAATGGAACAGACACAACAGGCGCAAGGGTCAGCGGTAGCCGCAAAAGACATGGCACAGGCGCAGAAATTGACAAGTGAGACAAGGTAAAGATATAGTTAAACTGCAAGAGCAGTATAAAAAGGTTTTTGAGACAAAAGATGGTCAGGCAGTGCTTGGCCATATTTGTAAGACGGGATTTGTCTTGGACAGCACGTATGTCCCAGGCGATCCACATGGGTCATCTCATAATGAAGGCATGAGAAGGCTCGCATTATCAATCCTTAAGTTTCTTAAAAAGAAGCCTGAGGATTTTTCACAAATGCTAGAACAAATGGAGGCAAGTAATGAGTGAAGAAGCAACTGGGTCCGTGTTAAGTCCGGGTAGCTCAGAAGCTACAGAGTCCGCGCCAGCTGAAACGGCGAGTGCAGATTGGAAAGCTTCTCTACCAGAGGATATACGCTCAGACCCATCATTAAAGGATATTACTGATATCCCCAATCTAGCCAAGAGCCTTATAAACGCTCAAGGGATGATTGGAAAAGACAGGATTGCATTACCAAGTGAAGATGCAACTGACACTGAGATGAAGGATTTCTATGGAAAGATAGGAAGACCTGATGAGGCAAAGGCATATGACCTAGGAGAAAGACCAACACTGCCAGAAGGACTTGAATATGATGAAGAGTTTGAAAGCACATTTAGAGATGTAGCACATAAGGCAGGTCTGACACAAAAACAAACCAAAGACATATATGATGGCTATAATTCTTACGTCAGCAAAAAGGCTGAACTAGAAGGAGAAAATGGCACTGTTCAAATGAATAATTGGGTTGAACAGATGAAAAAAGACTTTGGCAAGGCATATGATGAAAGGATAGACCTAGCTCAACGTGCAATTGAGAAATTTGGCAGTGGAGACGTCAAAGATTGGATGAACAGTACAGGCATGGGAAATAATCCGATGTTTGTAAAGATGTTTGCCAATATAGGCGAGATTGTTGCTGAAGGGAAGGGTGATGTTCCTGCTACGAGGCAGTTTACAATGACCCCTCAACAGGCGCAACAAGAGATTTCTAGGTATAACAGAGACACTGATTTCATGACTGCATATGCAAGCGGAGACCATCAAGGTCATACTGCAGCAGTACAGAAGATGAATGATCTGTTTAAGCTAGCATATCCTGATGAAACGCCAGTTGCACCAGCTTAATGGTGTACGAGTTTCCTATCTTGTTATAAGATAGGATTGTTGGGTAGCCGAAAGGTCCAACCGTCGACTAGAGCACAGACGTAAACAAGCTAGAGGTTGTCCATACTTGGGTAGCAATTTCGAATAACTAAAACAATATGATGACAACGGAGGCATAGTATGTCTACTCAAATTACGACAGCTTTTGTCAACCAATATAAAGCGAACGTTGAGCACCTTTTACAACAAAAAGGTTCTCGTCTACGTCCATTTTGTAGGGTTGAGACACAAGGCGCTGAGTTTGAATACTACGATCGTATTGGATCTGTTGATGCAATAGAAGTAACATCTCGACACAGTGATACTCCGCTCATTTCAACCCCTCATGATAGACGTCAAGTCTCTCTAAGGGATTTTGATTGGGCAGATATGATTGATCGAACTGATAAAATCAGACTTCTTATTGACCCAGCTAGTCCATACGCGCAAAATGCCGCTTGGGCTCTTGGCCGGAAAATGGATGATATTATTATTGAAGCTGCACACGGGACTGCCAAATCTGGCAAGACTGGTGGAACTTCTGTATCATTCGATTCTGCAAGTCAAATCGCTGTAAATTACGTTGAATCAGGTTCTGCAACTAACTCAGGACTAACTATTGGAAAGCTTAGAAAAGCAAAAAGATTATTGGACGCGAATGAAACTGATCCTTCAGATCCAAGATATATTGCTTTAACTTCTCTTCAAGTTACTGACTTGTTAAAAACAACCGAAGTAACAAGCTCTGACTTTAACTCAGTTAAAGCCTTGGTACAAGGAGATGTTAACTCGTTCATGGGCTTCCAATTTATTAGGACAGAAAGAGTTGCTGCCGATTCAAATGATTACAGGCGAGTGATTGCATGGTCTAAGAGCGGAATGTTAATGGCGGTTGGCGCTGATATCACTGTTGATATCGGTCCAAGACGTGATAAACGAAACTCTACCCAAGTATATTGCTCAGCTTCTTTCGGGGCTTCTCGAATGGAAGAGGGCAAAGTGTTAGAAATTAAATGCTCAGAAGCATAATAGGAAGGATATAGAAAATGGCTGTTACAACTCAAAAAAGCACAGAGTACACAAACGCTACTGCATCCCCTGTTACTTTAAATGAGGCAAACGTCTATCATGGAAGGGTAAGAATTGCTTACTTTACACATGACCAAGACGGAACAGGAGACGCAGGTTCATCTGTGGCTCTTTTTGCATTGCCTGCAGGAAAAGTAAAAGTGCTTCTCGCAGCTTCAAGAGCTTATGTAAACTGGACTACAACTTCAGCTACATTGGATTTGGGCTGGGATGCATATACTGACATTGATGGCGACGCGGTGGCCGCAGATCCGGATGGTCTTGTAGATGGCTTAGACGTAGATACAGTGGGGTACCAAACATTAGAAGGTGCTCTTGCTGGAATTAAAGCTACGGGTGGCACATACACTTTTGAAACACAAGGTGGTGTGGTTATCAGAGCTACTTCTCCAACGGCTATGGTGGATGGCGACGATCTAGTAGGCTACATTTTATATGTAGTAGACTAATAGTATTAAAACTAAATTAAGGGGGCTATTATAGCCCCCTTATAAATATTTAAAGGAATTAATGGATTCAAAAATTGACATTGTAAATAAGGCATTAGGGCTTCTTGGAACTGAATTTATAACAAGTTTAACAGAAGACACTAAGCCTGCACGATTTGCAAACAAGTTTTATGAAAGCTCCAGAGACGCAGTTTTTAGAGCACACCCATGGAACTGTTGCATTAAGCGTGCGGCACTAAGTTTACTGTCAACAACACCAGCATATTATTTTGATTATGAGTTTCAACTGCCTGGTGATTTCATAAGGATCATATTACCTGAAGATGACACAATTGAATACAAGATTGAAGGAGATAAACTTTTAACAACAACAAATACATTCAGGACAACATATGTTTTTGTTAATGATACGGTAGGACAATATGACGCCTTGCTAAAAGAGACAATTGCGGCACGGCTTGCTGCAGATGTAGCAATGCCGCTTGTTCAAGACTTACAGGTTGTTGAGGCAATGACAAGCCTGTATGATAAAAAATTAGCTGAAGCAAGGAGCGTAGATGCGATGGAAGGAACTCCTGAGGGAATAGATTCTGACTTCTGGTTAGAATCTAGAGTCACGGGGACAAATCTGAGGGATTATCGTTGGAATCGTTATACTACATAAAATGAAATGGGCAATAGGGCAGTACCAGTTATTACCAACTTTACAGCAGGCGAGCTTAGTCCTCGTTTAGCTGGCCGTGTTGATCTAGACAGGTATCAAAACGGTGTTGAGACATTAGAGAATTTTAAGGTCTTCACACACGGAGGTATCACAAAAAGATCAGGAACTGGCTATATTGCTGGAATCAAGACCCAGACAGGGTCAAATTCAGGGGCAGTACTAGTACCATTTATATTTTCTAAGACGCAGGCATATGTCTTAGAATTTGGACATAATTATTTCAGGATATTTAAGGATGAAGGACAGGTTTCATCAGGAGGCTCTGTAGTTGAAATTACATCAAACTGTGACTGGACTGCGGCGCAAGTTGCTAATCTTAGGTTTGCTCAATCTGCTGACATCTTGTATGTTGTGCATCCTGATCTTCACCCTGTAAAGATAACAAGGTCAAGCCATACGGCATGGACCGTTACAGACATTCCATGGGGAGCGGATACAACAAATTATTTTGAGCCGCCATGGTCAACACTTAATACATCTGCTACGACATTAACCCCAAGCGGGACAAGTGGAAGCATTACAATTACTGCCAGCACAAATACATTTGCATCAACAGATGTAGGAAGATATATTCGTACAAAGCAGTCAAATTGGCGCTTCATGAAAATTACAGCATATTCTAGTGCAACATCAGTGACAGCCACTGTCATTAATACTGCACTAGAAAGTACAGCTGCAACAACAGACTGGAGACTGTCAGCATTTTATGCGGCTAACTATCCTTCTCAGGTTCAATTTTTTGAGGGAAGATTATATTATGCAAACATATTAAATTATCCTGGAACAATATGGGGATCTGTAACTGATGATTATGATAATTTTTCTATCACTGCGGTAGATGGAACTGTTGCCAATGATGATGCTGTAACATATCAGCTTGCCGTTGGTGAGGTTGCAACAATTACAGGGATGCTTTCTCATCGCTATCTTACATTATTCACAACGGCAGGACCTTTTAATGTCTCATCAGGAAGTGCAACTGCAAGTGTAACGCCTACATCTATCCTTGCAACAAGAGAGACAAATGACGGGGCTGCAAACATTGCGCCAATAGGTGCGTCAAAGTCAATCTTATTTGTTGGAAAGAATAAGAAGAAGGTTAGAGAATATGCATATAACATTGACTATGACAGCTTTACAACCCCTGACATGACAGTTATGTCTGAGCATGTCGGCTATCCTGAAATTATACAACTTGCCTATGCTAGCAACCCTGACAACATGCTTTGGGCTGTACGCAGTGATGGACAGTTGTTAGGACTGACATTTTACAGAGATCAAAACGTCGTTGCATGGCACCGCCATATAATAGGTGGAGATAGAAAGATTGCCTTTGCTGGAAATGCTGCAGATGCAGATTTTCAAATTACGTGCAGTGCAGCTCATGGATTAGCAACTGGAGATGAGGTTATCTATGATGCAAATGGTAATGGAGCAATGGGAGGCTTGACTGATGGAGGAACATATTATGTCTATAATGTAGATTCAGATGAGGTAGAATTAGCATCAACAAAAGAACAAGCAAAAACTAGGACAATTATTCAAGTAACAGATAGCGATAATAGTGCTACCCACTATTTAAAATTACCTTCAAAGATAAAAAGCATTGCGATTATTCCTGGAGTAGATGATGCCTATGACACATTATACATGATTGTAGAAAGAACAATTGATGGGGCAACAAAGCAATATGTTGAATTTTTACAAGAAGACTTTAGAGGAGATGCTGGGCAGACAATATCAGATGCCTGGTTTGTGGACTCAGGATTAAGCCTGTCGAGTGCGACAGCTGTAACAAGCATATCAGGGCTAGGACATCTTGAAGGAGAAAGCGTTACAGTATTGGCAGACGGCGGCGTTGTCTCTAATAAGACTGTCTCAAGCGCTGCGATTACACTAACTACTGCTGCAAGAGAGGTTAAGGTTGGGCTAGGATATAGTGCAACAATGAAGACAATGAATCTTGAGCCAGGAGGAGAATATGGGACAAGCCAAGGAAAGACAGGAAGAATTGACAAGGTTATATGGAGATTGCATGAGACGGTCAACCTTAAGGCAGGACCTTCTAGCTCTATGACTGATGTTATTCCGTTTAGGAAAACAACAGATCCAATTCATGCATTAAAGGCAAAGTCAGGAGACTTTGAAATGTTATTTCCTGGACACTACGAAAAAGAAAAACAAGTATACGCATTATCATCCGATCCATTGCCTTGCACAATATTAGGGATGATGGTACACATGATGACGTCTGTAAGATGAAAATAGTTCCTTTTGAGACATGGCACTTCGATCATATAAAGTTATCAGGACCTGAGCAGAAGATGATAAATAATTATGGAAAGACATGGCCAAATTTGTTAGATGCCTTGAAATATAATGGTGCTACATTTTCATGGTTTGATAGGCCTGATGTGGTAGGAATATGCGGGGTCATGCCCTATTGGAATGGGGTTGGCGAGGCATACATGTTCTTGTCTGAAAAGTTTAAGAAGAATAAGATCCGTTGTATTAAAGATATAAAGTACTATTTAAACATGATAGCGAATGAATTTAAGTTTCATCGAGTGGATTGTCATGTTATAAAAGAGTTTGAAAATGCAGTTAAGTTTGCAAAATACCTAGGATTTGAAGAGGAAGCAGTGCTAAAAAAATTTGGTCCGAACAAGGAAGATTATGTTAAACTGGTGAGGTTTTATGAGTAAAGCTGTTGTAGCAATGGCCTTAATGGGTGGAGCTACGGCAATATCTGCCTATGGCTCCTATGCACAGGGCAAGGCTCAGAAGAAGATGTATGAGTATAACGCCGCTGTTCAACAAGGAAATGCATCTGCTGAGATGGAGGCGCTGGAATGGAAAAAGTATGTTCATCGCCAAAATTTAAGAAAGATACAAGGCACGCAAAGGGTCTTGTTTACAAAGGCAGGCGTCTCGCTGCAATTCACCCCTCATGACCTAGATGAGGATACAATGATTCTTGCGGCGCAAGATGAGGCGACAATGGAGTATAATGCTGCAATGAAGGCAAGAGGATATAAGACAGAGGCAGAGGTTTCATTGCTCAAGGGGCGTGCCGCAAACCTAAGAGGAAAGATGCAGGCGTTTGGCACGATACTTGGCGGTGCCTCTCAAACTATGCAAACTGGCTATGCAATGGGATATACCTAATGGTTAAGGTACCAACATATAGAGATTTAACAAGGCAAGGTACAGAGATACGGCCTACACCTATTCGCTCTCTTTCTGACGCAGAGATTCAAAACCTGTCAAATATAGGCATACAAAACTTTGCAAAGGGAATGGAGCAGGCTTCAGCGTCAGTTGAACAGATAGAAAAGATCAAGGAAAAAAGGAATAAAGAAGACAACCTATTGTGGGTGACAACAAATATTGCTGATTTCAAGACCCAGGTGGCAGAGCAAGAAAGTGGATGGCAAGAGACGTATGACGATCCTTCTGGGGCAGGATTTACAGAATTTGCAGAGAATGAATTTAACAAGATAAAAGATGAGCTATTGGCGAACGCCCCTAATGATGAAGCTAGGGATGCGCTTGCCGTAAAGATAGAGGCATGGCGTCCAGCTGCAGTCAACAGCTTTTTAAGCTACCAGACCGAGACACGGTATTCACACCTGAGCAGTGAGATGGCTATCGCAATTAACAAGACGGCAATGCTTTCCTATAAAAATCCTCTTGAGTGGGAGATGCACCTTGGCTCTATAACAGGAATGCTAGATGGCGTCTATGACCCAGAAGATGAGCCAAAAGACTACCTTAGGATGCTTCCTCCTAAGATGATTGAAACAATAAGAGACTCTGCCAATAATAAGATCATCTCTAATGCATTAGAGGGATTGATTGATTCTAATGAAAAAGAAAAAATAGACCTTGCAATTAACTGGATTAAATCTGGAATATTTGATGACAAGGTAAATGAAGATACATTAATACAGCTTCTCAACAGGGCAACCTCACATAAAGAAAAGGTAAGTGCATTAGCCTTAGAGAACCTTAATCAATCTGTGCAGGCTAATTTAAGTAATATTGCCCGTCATGGACATGAACTTAGCCCACTAACTCTTAGCCATTTTACATTATTGTCAGACGGAACAAAAGATGGGATAGAAAAAGCAACAGTAAAATATAATAATTATGCTTCCTCTGTAGTTGTAGGAAAGGGAATTTATGCAAATAATCAACTAATGACATGGTATTCAGATAAAGCTCTTACAGACATGATAAATACCTTGGAGCCGCCTGATAAAAATGATCCTAAATATAAAGATAAGCCTAGAAAATACAATGAAGATGCTGCCATCTATAGAGGAACTATAGAGGCAGCAAATGAAATTTCACAACGGCGCGATGCTAACCCTGTAGAATACATCTTATCAAATGATAAAAATCTAGCAAATGCATATGCAGGACTTGAGGTTGACGACAAGGACATTGAGGAGGGCTTTAATGCAAATGCGGAATATAAGATTGCCCTTGACAAGGTTATAAATCTTCAAAAATCAATGGGGATTACAAATATTAAGTACATGACTAATCAAGAAGAAAACGACATGATCAAGGCATTGACAAATTCTGACCCTGGATTTGTCAAGGCATACATGACACAGGAGAGGGCAAAGGTTGGTGAGTGGGCAGATGAGCGATTAAGCCAGGTTATTATTGGTGGAAAATTAAGCCAGTCTCATGCTGCGGCATTGATGTGGCTTGATGAACCTGAATTCCACGAGCTGTGGAAGGCGGTGAACATGGATTCTAAGACGCTTGATGATGGAATTGAGCATATTGCAGCAGCTTCTAAAAATATAGAAACAGCACTAAAACCTTTTGAGGAATGGCGAGAGGCACTGACAATCAATGCCCCTGAACGTTTAGAGTTTGTCAACTCCATACAAGGCTTGCTGATAAAACGCGCTAAGCTGATGCTTGCGTCAGGAAACTATGATGACCTAGATGCAGCAATGAAAGGTGTGATTGATGACCATTTTGCAAGCAAGTTTACAATATCTGATGGACCTTCTAAGGTCTTGATCCCTGTTAAGATAATGGTTGACGGAAAGAACAAGTGGATTGGCGCAAGCAAAAAAGATCTTGCAAAGATAAATAGCGTCTTAAACATGATGCTAGAGCCTGATAATGTTAGCTGGTATGACGTGGTGCCTTTAGATTCTGTTGATCCTAACATAAGTGATTTACCAGATTATAGAGAAGATGCGCAAAACATCCCCTCAACATGGGCATGGCGCAATACTGCAGACGGGCTAGGAGTTGAGCTTATCTATAACTTTAACTCTCCTTATCCTGACTCTATCAGGGCTGTCACAAAAGATGGAAAGCCTATTATCTATACATGGGAGCAAATAAGCTTTGCCCACTGGAGTCCAGGAGATTCTAATAAAAATAATTTTATGGGTAAAATGTTACTGCTTCTTACACAGGGTAGTGATGATGCCATCATAGGCTATTAAAATGAAACTGCAACTGCCAAAAACATACGATAACCCCTTCACATATATGACGGGGCATGACTTCATTGAGGCGCCTTGGAAACATGAGAAAAAAGGTCTTGGAGCAAAATGGGCAACTATTGATTATTTTGAACGATACAGGCTGACATCATGGGGAGACATTGTTGGAAGTGAGGAATCAGAGTCAACTGTCGCACGTTGGTGGGAGCAAGACTTTAAAGACAAGGAAAGCATATATCCAGATGGCTACTATAATGAGATTTCAGGAGAGACAGAGGAATCATCAGGAGATATTATTCCTGCAGAGGAGGCAAATGAAAAATATGGCTTGCATGGCAGGCTGAACTTCACCAATGACGTCAGCATTGCTGAGGCTCAGGTGCTGCATGAGCGTAAGATTGCTGAGATGAAATACCAGGATGTCTATAATAGGGCGCATGGATTTTGGAAAAATGCCGGGATGATCGGCGTAGGCATGGGCTCAGCATTATGGGACCCTGCAAACATTGGCGCAATGTTCATCCCTATAGGAGGACAGCTTTCATTTTTAGCGAATGTAGGACGTGTAGGATTAACAAGTGCAAGATTTTGGAGGGGATTTAAGGCTGGGGCCATCTTTACAACTGCATTTGAGGTTCCTACGGCAGCGCAACTTTTCCACGAACAGGCTGATTATTCCTTGTGGCACTCTCTAATGAACGTATCATTTGGAAGTGTCTTAGGAGGAGGACTTCATATTGTTGGAGGAAGAGGTGCTGACTGGATGAGAGGCATCTCTCACAAGAGGCATGAGGCGGCATTGAAGGTTGCGGCTGGACAGGTAGCGGCAGGAAAAGACATTGATGTCAGCACCATTATTCAGGCGGCAAGGAACATTGCAAAGTCAGCCCCTGAGGGAAAAATTTTAGATGATGTAGAGGCAGCTAGGCTGTTAAAAGAGGAATATGAGACATTGGCAACAGGAAAGATTCCTCCTTCAAGACAGATAGAATATAAGCCACAGAAAGATGTAGAGGCAGATGATGCAGGACCTACGATAGGTCATACAGAGGATGGCGGCGGGGTAAAATTCAACCAGCAAGACCATGCACTTGACCTAGACCAGATGGATGTTGTAAGCTCAAAACAGCTAGGATCAAACAAGGGAGGGATGTATTCCACCCCTGACGGGACAACGTGGTATGTCAAGAACATAGGATCTGAGTGGGCTGTCAATGAGATGCTGGCTGGCTGGATCTTAAAGATTTTAAAAGGAAATGTCCCTGAGGTACGGATTGTCCACTCAAAGGGAAAGGTCATAGGCGTTGCCTCTAAGTGGGTGCAAGGCGCAGAGGTTGCAACACTTGACAAGATCAAGAAGATTAAGTCAACTAATCCTGACGCGTTTGACAGGTTTGCAGATGACTACGTCATTCATGCCTGGCTAGGAAATTGGGACTTTGCGGCCCCCGGAAACCTAATCATAAAGAACGGGGAAATTATCAGCATTGACCATGGCGGAAGCCTGCTGTTCAGGGCAAAAGGACAGAAAAAACTTAATTCAGATTTTGGGGATAACTTTAAAGAGATCGTGACGTTGCTTGACAAGGGGCGTTCTCACCATGCCATTGTACGGCTTCTAGATGAGGCAAACATACAGGCAGGAATTGCAAAGCTCTACACGCTTGACGACAATACAATCATATTGCTTGGAGAGGCCCTGAAGCAATTTGCAGATCCTAGATATGCTAGTGAAATATCGTCAATTAACAAGATGATCTCACTGTTGCTTGGCAGAAGGATGGACCTTAAGATAAAAGACAACCAGGCCCATGGAGATTATCTAAAGTTTCCTGCATGGCTTGGTAAGTCAAAATTTTTAACAAAGGTATTAACTCCAGAACAAAATGGAAAAAAAATAATATTAGACAAGGAAATTAAAGAGCTTCAACGTAGGATTATTCAGATAAAAAAGAAACAACAAGAATTACCAGAAGAATTATTAGACATCCCAGCATTTTTAAAGGCTCAGGAAAAAGGAGTTGAGTATAAGCCTAAGCCAGCAAAGATGAGTGATGAGGAAAAGAAGCTCGCTGAGGCATTTACAAAATTGCAAGGAAGATTAAATGAGGCTATACTAGAGAGAAATGCCCTTGTAAAGTCTACGGAGGTAGACCCGCACGCTCTTAAGTATACATTACAACCTGGCATTAATACTGTAGCACAAAAGGCAATGGACGAGATGTTGAAGAACAAGCCAAAATACCAGGCATTTCATAGCTCGAATGAGGCTGAAAAATGGCTTGCAAAGCAAATAAAGTTAGCACTAAAGCATTTAACATATAATGAGAAGAAAGTATTGAAAGACTATCAGCATGGAGCCTTAGTATCCTTCAACAATTGGCTAAGAGCAGGAAGACCTGAAGGAGATGTTCCAGTAAAAACTACTTCTAAACAGGCCATAGGAGACACAGTAAAATTTAGCAAGCAAGATGTGTCAAAATATAGGGCATGGTATGATATATTTAAAAAATTAGAAGATAAATTTGGTGTACAAATTGCCACACAAGTGCACCGAAAGACAGGTGCACATCATCTGGTATTTGATGACATGCCAGGTGGGATAGGGAAAGAGACTGATATAGATTTAATTATAGGAAAACAATTTTTAGATGATGGATATCAGTCAACAAGCATCACTGAACTAAAGGCGCTTCATTGGATGAAAGGTTCCCCAGATAAAAACATGGTGATTCACTATAACATTAAGAAAAACCAGTCTGTCATCTTTGCAGGCGCAAGTGGTGATGACCTGTTTCCTTATGAGCTTGAGATATTGCTTCCTCCTAACACATGGGTAATAAAGCATGCATATTGGAAAGATGTGAAGACTAGAATATTTGGAGGAAAAGATAAAAAATGGCTGCACATATATGTAGAGGCAAGACCTAAAAAAGGAGACCCTGATGCAATGGAAGGTGTGATGCCAAGTGAGGTCCTTGCAAGCTCTCAGCATTACCATAAGAATGTAAAAAGTAATGTGACGGCAGAGACAAAGCTGACTGCTGACGATACGAAATTAAGCAAGGTAGAGGAGACATTAAAGGTTGAGGCAGACCCTGAGGGGCATGCACTTAAAAATGTGGAAAAAGAGATTGAAGAAATATTTGAGCTAGGTGGCTCACTTAACAATAAGAAGATTAACGCAGAGATTGCAGATGCAAAGCTTATAATAAAAGAGTCAAAGTCAAAGGTTGAGTGGTTGAAAAAAGGATTGTCAGCCGCAGCAAATTGCATGATAGGAAAGATATAATGGCAAGTAGATATTTAGATTGCATTAAGAAGGTAGTTAACGCGACAGAGAACAAGATTACTGATAGTGAGGCAGAAAAGTTAATGGATGATGTTGCTGACTTCATCAAGACAAAGAAGGCGCAAGGCAAGATCACAGACATGGATACTGAGGTTATGAAATACATTAAGGACACTGCAAATGCAGAGGAATTTGCAACAGCTGTAAAGCAGCGTTCAAGGGTGTTGAACCAGATTGCAAAGTTAAAGGCAAAAGAATATCTTGCAAACTTTAATGACAAAGACGTTGGAATTAAGGCATTTCTTGGAGGAGCAATGAGATTTGTTAAAGGGGCAAGAAAAAGCATTGATGTTCAGCAAAAATTCTTAGGTGACCTTTACCAGAAAAGAATGATGAGATTGCTAGAGGAGCAAGACCTTTGGGAGGTCTTTATTAAGGGAAAGATAGAACGACAGGTTATGGAGGAGCTATTTGAGCTGAAGCCTGGAGGAAAGCCAGGGATAACCCGTAATAAAAATGCAAGGAATATTGCAAAGATTATTCATCAGATACAGGTTGCCGCGGTAGATGACGCAAATCTTGCTGGTGCATGGATCTCAAGATTGCCTGGCTACATCATGCGCCAGACACATAACATGCTGAAGATCAGGCGTGCAGGATTTGAGGCATGGTATAAGTTCATTGTTACACGACTAGACATTGATAAGACGGCAGGCCATATTGCTGCCGCTGACCAAAAGGAATTCTTTAGGTCAGTGTGGAGTGCATTGAAGACAGGCGTGCACATGAAATATAGTGATGGCTTTAATGAGTTTGATCCTATCACCCATCTTGGAATGCCTGGAAACATGGCAAAGAGAATCAGCCAGCATAGGTTGCTTCACTTTAAAGATGGAAAATCTTTCATGGAATACAATACAGAGTTCGGGACAAAAAGCCTGCAAGAGAATATAATGTCTGGACTTGACCACATGGCAAAGGCGACTGTCTTGATGAAAAACCTAGGGACAAATCCAGAGGCAATGCTAAGGACAATCATTAAGGAAGAGATAGCGGCGATGAGAAAATTGCAGAAGACACTTCCTGCAAAAGAGGCAGATAAGTTGGATTCTAAAATCAACAAGCTAAACAGGTCGTTAAAAAGTAACCAGACATTCTTATGGAATCTTTTTTCAGAGGTGGATGGGACTGCAAGAATACCTGACAGCGTAAAGATGGCAAATATTGTAGGAGGCGTGATGGCGATAGAGAACATGTCAAAACTAGGAGGGGCAACAATCTCCTCTTTCGTTGACATTGCCAATAAGGCGTCAGAGCTGAGCTACCAAGGATTTGGTTTCTTTAACAGGTGGGGAAAGGTATTTGCTGATCTTGGAAAAGGAAGAGGTGCCCCTAAAAGTGAACGGCGACTTGTCTCGCAGATGGTAGCCGTAGGATTAGACGGGCAAATTGGACACATGATCAACAGGTGGTCAACCATTGACCAGATGCCAGGAATGCTTGCAAAGGCATCACAAAAGTTTTTTAAATGGAACCTAATGAATTGGTGGAATGACTCGCACAGGGCGGGAATGGCACAGACAATGTCATTCAATCTTGCGAAGCAAAAAAACCTTCCATTTAAAAGCCTTGATGCAGACACAAAAAGAATACTGACATTGTTTGGAATAGAGGACCTTGAGTGGGATGTCATCAGGAAGGCGACATGGACACACGGGCAATCTAGAAGGACATACATCACGGCAGAGGCAATGAGTGACATTAGCGATGATGTCATCATAAGCTATGTCAAGAGAAAAGAAAGAGTGCCTTCAATGAAGGTCTCTCAGTCAAGGATAAAGAGGACACGGCAAGATCTACAGCTTTCAATTGGCTCTTACTTTGTTGACCGTGCTGACTTTGCCATCCCAATGCCTGGCGCATGGGAGAGGGCATTCCAGCACCTAGGGACAAGTCCAGGGACATATCTAGGATCTGCCCTAAGGCTTCTATGGCAGTTCAAGTCATTCCCGCTTACGGTGACAAGAAGGGCAATCGGCAGAGAGCTTTATGGAAAGGGAAAGGCAGATTATTTTGGGCTTGTGCAATTCATTGTATCTACAACAGTCTTGGGGTATGTCTCCATGGCGGCAAAGGATATCTTAAAGGGAAGGATCCCTAGGGTATTTAATAACGACTATACACATAATGTCAAGGTCTTATTGGCGGCAATGACACAGGGCGGAGGACTAGGAATCTATGGGGATTTCCTTTTTGGAGAGTACAACAGGTTTGGTGGCGGATGGCTGAAGACGGCGGCAGGACCTTCCTTCGGACAATTAGGAGACGTGGCGGCAATATTCAGCAAGGCGATTCGTGGAGAATCAGAGGCATCAAACATGGCGGCACAGCTTGGAAAGATCATGATGACCAACACCCCGTTTATTAACCTATTCTATACGAAGATGATCATAGACTACCTGATATTATATAACATACAAGAGCTCTCGAACCCCGGATATATCAAGCGAATGGAAAACAGAATACGCAAAAAGAGCAATCAAAGGTTTTATTTACCACCAAGTCGTGTTATACCTAGGGGTGGCACAGATCCATTTACAGCGGGTGGTAATTTAATTGAGGAGATAACTAACTTATGACAGTATCTGCAGGCGACGGAAAGGTACAATTCACGGGTAATGGCAGCACGACTGCCTATGCTTTCAATGAAAAGGTATTCACGGGAACTGACCTAAAGGTCTATACAACAGTAATAGCAACAGGCGTTGAAACATTACAGACGAAGGACGGCAGCGGCACCTATGACTATTCGGTCTCAGTGGCTGCAGGTTACGGAAGTGCAACAGTCACACTCAATAATAACCTCCCAACAACACATAATGTAACAATCGTGCGTGTCATGGCGCTTTCGCAAGATGCAGACTATGTAGATGGTGATGCATTTCCTGCGTCCGCTCATGAAGATGCAATAGATAAAGCAATTTTAAAGGACCAACAACAACAAGAGCAACTTGACAGGTCTTTTAAAATTTCTCAATCAAATTCTGGAACAGTTGACCTAGAGGCAATTGCAGCTGACCGGGCAAATAAAGCATTAGGTTTTGATGATGATGGTGATTTAACAATTATAGCAGATTTTCTTCCTAAAGGTGGAGATTCTGCTTTATTCCAATATTCAACAACAACGACTGATAGTGACCCTGGTGGGGGCTATCTACGTTTCAATCACGCAACGATTTCGTCTGCAACAATTATGTATGTAGACGATTTGGATTACAATGCGACTGACGTTTCAGCGTGGGTACAAAGTTTTGATGATGTTTCTGGCAATGCAACTAATCGAGGAAGAATTAGAGTTAGCAAGGCAAATGATTTAGGAGTTTGGCACTCTTTAAAAGTTTCGGCTGCTGTAACAGATGCTAGTGGCTATACAAAAATTACTTTTGTTTATATTGATGGTGCTGGAAGTTTAGCGGCTGACGATAAAGTATTTCTTTCTTTTACTGCAAGTGGTGAAGATGGAGCAATCCCAGGATATAGATATACGTTTGATACAGGAACGAGTGATACTGACCCAGGGGCAGGTGATATAGCTTTTAATCACGGCACATATGCTTCTGTAACAACAATCTTTATTGATGATGCTGATGCTGATGGAGGTTCAACACAGGCAGATACAGCAACTTGGGGGGATTCAAATGAAACTGTAAAAGGTTTTCTTCATATTACTGATATGAATGACATCACAACGTATGCAAGATTTAAAATTACTGCTGCGGTTACAGATGCTTCGGGTTATAATAAAATTACAGTTGTTCATTTAGCATCCAATAATACTTTTTCAGCAGCAGATGAACTTTCAGTTCACTTTACTAGAAATGGTGATGCAGGAGTTTCACCAGGTTATTTTTATAAATTTGACACAGGAACAAGTGCAGTTGATCCAGGGGCAGGGGAAATTGCTTTTAATAATGGTACTTATGCTTCGGCAACAGCTATTTATATAGATGATGTAGATCAAAATTCAGTCAATACTGTAACAGATGTTTTAACTTGGGATGATAGTACATCTACAATAAAGGGGTATTTACATATTAGTGATATTGATGATATTACAACATACGCAAGATTTTCAATTACAGGTTCTTCTACGGATGGATCGGGCTTTAATACATTATCGGTTACGCATTTAGCATCGAGTAATACTTTTTCTGCTGGTGATAGTTTATCAATACACTTTACAAGGCAAGGCGATAAGGGAACTACTGGCTCAACTGGTCCGACAGGTCCAACAGGACCTACAGGTCCTACTGGTCCGACAGGTCCTACTGGACCAGCTGGAGCGACAACTGGCTTTGGTGGAGATACTGTTAAATACAGATTCAGCACAACAACAACTGATTCCGACCCATCAAGTGGAAACTTAAGATACAATCACGGAACTGTAGCTAGTGTTGATAAGATTTTTATTAATGATGAAAACATTGATACCGTAGATATAACAGCGTGGATTAATGCCCTAGATGATGTAGGAGCTGCTGACAATAAGGGTAGATTAAGAATATTTAAGCTAACAGACAGCACAAAATTTGCACATTTTACAATAGATGCTGCGAATACTTCAGCAAGTGGCTATACAAAAATCAATGTAGCTCATGTAGCAAGTAACAGTACATTTTCTAATGCTGATGAAATAGGGGTATCCTTTGTTCAAGCATCAGAAAGTAGTGTGGCTGGTCCAACAGGACCTACAGGTCCAACTGGTTCGACTGGAGCGACTGGAGCGACTGGAGCGACTGGAGCGACTGGAGCTACAGGACCAACAGGACCAACAGGACCAACAGGTCCAGTAACAGAGGCGACAGCAACAGCTCTAGCGATAGCGTTATAGGTGTGCGTTGAAAAATAGATATAACAATTTAAGGAGGTCTAATGGCTAATACTTTTAAAGTTAAATCAAATACTGCTATGCCTACAAGTGCTGGTAGCTGGGAAACATTATATACTTGTCCGAGTTCAACCACGACTGTTGTTCT